TGAGTGAAATATTTGTAAATCATCATCTGTTGTTCCAAATGTTGCTTTTACGCTATCGTTAAATCTTAAATTTCCACTTGTTTTTACATCATCCGCATCACTGCGTAGGAATGATGTGCTGTCAAGGCTGTCGAGTGTAGTAGCGTTTACATTGGTAAGACTAGAGCCATCTCCATCAGCTAACAGGATAGTGCCTGTCGCATTTGGAAGCGTGATTGTTCTATCTGCTGTGGGGTCAGTAATCGTAAGCGTAGTCTCATGTGCATCAGCCGTAGCACCCTCAAAGATAATAGCATTAGCTGCGTTCATTGTAACTGTATCAACAGTCGTTGTTGTTCCAGCTACTGTTAATTTTGGCACAAGTAACTCGCCTGTGCTTGGGTTGTATCGTAATGCACCAGTATCATCTAACAAAGCATTTGATTCATCGTGAAACACGACAGGAAAGTTTGTATTAGCTGTGCTATCACTTACCGTTGCAGTAGATGCAAGCGTGGCTGTAGCAGCATTGCCTGTTATGTTGCTGGATATAGAATCTGGTAATCGTGCATCTAAGACCGTGCCTGATAGTTGTGATGCATCAATCGTTTTGTTTGTCAGAGTATCTGTAGAACTAGCTGTAATACCGCCAATGTCTGACAATACTTCCGCAGCAGAGCGTCCTTCTATTGCTGTACCATTTACACGCAAAAAGTCATCATCTGCTACACCGCTCGTAAACTTAGGCACATTTGTATTTGATATGCCAGTATCTAACGTAGCAGCCGTACCAAGCCCAAGTGATGTTCTAACCGTAGCACCAGTTTCAAGCACAAAGTTAGACCCATCACCTACAATAAACCCACTATCTGTAACTGCTAATCCAGCCACATCTTGTAGCTGTGCATCTAACCTGGCATTGGCTACTGTGCCTGTAAGATTACCAGCATCTAAATAATGACTACCTTCTTGCCCATCTAATTTATCCGCATCTAATCCAGATGATGCGCCATCATTAGATGTATCAAAAAAACCTAATGCTCTTATGTCAGATGCATCTTGGTCAGCCGTTGCAGATGCTTCTATAGCGTTTAACTTAGTATGGTCTGCATCTGTAAATACATTACTATCACTTGCACTTTCAACAAGTGTTCTTATATCACTTGCAGTCTGGTCTGTTGTGGCACTTGCTTCAATACCGTCTAGTTTTGCCTTATCACTGCTAGACATCAATCCATTTACGGATGTAGTTGCAACAGATGTAAGGGTGCTATCTGCCTCTGGCACACCACTGCTAGAATTAAATTTTAACACACCACCCTTGAGGTCAATGTTATGTGGCAATGTGCCGGATGTTGTATCTGATTCTGGTCTAAGTAAGGCTCTATCTAATCGTCTTCCTATCTGCTGTATTTGCAATGCCATTCTATCTAAAGCATTTTCATGTGTTTCTGCTGGGAATGGGTCGTTTACTCTGTAATTAGTAGGCTGTGTAAAACTCATATTACGCATTAAGAATACAGTTTGACTTGCCGTAGGAGCAGTAACGAAAGTGACTGTACCACCATTAACATTACCAGTGCCAGTTACTGCATAGTTTGTACTACCTGTACCTATAGACCTAACAGACTCTGCACCTGTTGCTGTTGTTACAACAATTACCTTGATATCTGTTGTTTCTAATATCTCAAAGGTAAAACTAAAAGCAGTGGTAGACCCATCGCCTGTATATGTATTTGTCGTTGTGGTTGTTGTAACTGTCATGGCTTTATATCTTTATAATGTAGTTGAGAATGATTGTTGGCTGCACGTTGTTGTGTGCGCTACCAGAACCTGTGTTTGTAGCTCCCGAAGATACACTTATACTTTGAACCACAGACGCACTACCATCCCCAGTGTTAGTTTTAAAACTTGGAGTTACGGCAGTTACTACTGTACCATGACTGTGCGCTGGTAGTTGTGCAGTGGTTAATGTATGTGATTCTGTACCGCCAGTATCACCTAATGTATCGCCATTTAAACCACCTGTCTGGTCAGTCAAACGATTGGCAGATGACCCAGACATATCATCTTTACCAGCAACTACACGACCTTGTAAGTCTGGTAGATTAAATGTAGACGAGCCATCACCAACACCATACGTCGTTCCAACAACTGCAAACAAATCAGAATAAGTTGTGCGACTTACAGCTTGACCGCCACACAATAAAAACCCTGTGGGGGCAGATGACCCAGCAAAGGGAATAACCATACCAGCTACAAAAGGAAAAATAGTCGAATAACTAAAAGAGCCGTCTGCATCTGAAACAATTGATTGCCCAGAACTACCATTGCCAGATATATTAAGTTCACTTGCTGTGACTGAATTAGCATCTATCTGTGATGAGCCTACTGTATTTAGAGTTGCTAAACTACCAAGACCAATAGTTGTTCTTACCGCAGATGCGCTCGTATCATCTACAATAGTAGCAGCAAACGTGGATATTGGTGTTACATCTGCTGTTCCAGCCACCGCAATAACATCACCACTTCCATCAAAGCCCAGATACTTACTAGCCCTTTCTGTTGAGGTAGGTATGGTTATTGAACCTGTATCAGTTTCTGCAAACTTAAATGTTCTGTCTAACTCTTCTTGTTGCTGTTGATTTATAAATGTGAGTTTATCTAATGCATCTTCATGTGAAGCTGCTGGGAAGCTATCATTGGGTGTATAGTCTGTATTTTGTGTAAGTGTCATTACACGTTTTATTAAAAGAGTCTCACCGCTTTGTGGTCTTCTGTCCGTTGTATCGTAATTACTATCATCAGAATTACCAGTATCAAACTTAAACGTAACAGTGCCACCATCTTGCTCACCAGCATTGCTTACAAGATAATCTGTGTTGATTGTTTTGGTAACTTCTGCACCAGTGCTATCTGTTCTAATAACAATCTTTAATTCTGTATCTAGGAATATCTTGAAACTATAGGCAAAAGCAGAGGTAGTGCCATCACCACTATAGCTGACTTTTGTTGTAGTGCTACTGACTGTCATATCTACTCCTACTTAAATCCTTATACCTTATTTTTATGTGTCAGCAAAGTGCTACTCTACTTTTGTACTCTCTGGACGCATATCAACTAACTTGTTTAAAGCATTTTTAATACCCAAAGCATTGTTGAATGGAACTATAGTATTTAATGCTCTTTGATTTCCTTGTGAAAATTGTAAATCCGGGTTTATTATGGAACGAGAAACAGCTTGTGCGCTACCAATACCCTTACTAATTAATTGGACTGTTGGGTTTCCTGTTATGAATTGTGTATCTAACCCTGTGCTTCTATATGCAAAAACTGGGTCATCAGTAAAGAAAGCAGCCCCTGTATCAATTAGACCAGGAAACAATGCAGCCCAAGAACTTCTTTGAAAAGATGCTTTTGCTATAGATTCTGCTGATAATCTTTTTTTTAAAAACTCTTCTTTATCTTCTCTTCCAATCGCATTTGCTTGTTGTTGTGCCATGTAAGACAAACCAGCAAATGTTGCTGAATACATCATTGCTGAATATGCTTTAAAATCGTTAGCTTTGATGTTGTGTAAAAATTGTTTGGCATGAGATACAAGCATAAATGTGCGGAACTGTGTAAGTATCTGACCCATAGTAGAAGTCATATATAAATTTAAATTACCCACGTCATTTTGTTGTATGCTTCTTCTTGTCCATCGTGCAATAGCAACTGTAAACGCATCTCTTGATTCTGTGTCATCCCATTGTGCAAGATTTATGGCTTTTATTTTTTTATTTCTAAACAACGTTGAAGGCTGTGTTATTGCATTTTTTTTAATTTGATTGAAAACTCTTTCTGACATTTCTTCACTTAAACCTAGACCAGCCAATCTTGCTCGTGAAAGTTTTTTGCTACGAAACGCGACATCTGTTAATGTTTGTACTGCAATACGCGCTGCCATTCTTTCTAAGGCTAATGTTACTGGGGCCATTCCAGATATGTCAGCCGTAATTCTTTTAAGGGGTTGCCCACCGAATAATGCTTTATCTATTAAATCTCCTCTGCCCTCACTAAAAACACCTATCGTATCTGCTTTATTCATTGCTTGCATTGTCAATCTGTCTGAGCCGATACCAGAAACACTTTCAAGGTCTCTCATTACTGGGTCTTCTATTTCGCCATTTCTTGCTCTTTTTAACATTGATTTTATAGAAGGCACAGATTGCAAAACACCTCTAAAACCACCAATCGCTAGAGCATTTCCTAATTCTGCTATTTGGGCAAAACCTACTTGGTTCATTAATCTTATAAAATTATAATCTTGAACAAGCCTAGCTGACCTAGCAAAATTACCTTGTGCATCAGCTGCCAATGGCGCACGTCTATTGATAATCATATTGAAGATAGTTTGTGCAACCAGATTATCTTTTTCTGCTCTTGCTTTTCCAGCGTTACCTTCTCTATCTGCTGCTTCTGCTAAATTTCTATCAAGTAATTTGTTAAAACTTCTTTCTGATTTTATTCCTACTTTAGCAAGTGCATTTCTGCCTGATAATTCTGCTGCATATCGTGTGAATACTTGCTCTGCGTCTCTGTCCTGTAAGTCTTTGATTCTTAATACTTCTTGAACACCTTTTCTATTTACAGCAGTTTCTGCATGGTTCATGTCAAAACGTAATCTGCGTTTTGCTCTAGCTGGTGTTCCATCTGGTTTTTGTGAAAATAAACCCATTAACTTATCTGCATCTTCAGCAGACATATATTCTTCATCAATTAATATTTGTCTCATAACATCTCTATCGGTTGCATTAAACAATCGAGCAGCACCAGCATCCATACCAGCAGCACTTCTTGATAATTTTATATACATTCCTTTTGCAATTTGTTTAGCAGCATCTTCTTGCAAATCTTCTGTTCCTTTCATCAAAGAACGTGTAAGCAAATTTATTACCGAATCTGTGGAAAATTTATCTGATGCATCCCTAAATTTAAAATCATCCCAAAGATGAGTAAAATAACTTAAATTTTCAGGTACATTTTCAAACCCTTCAACCCCTGCTTCTTTGGCTGCTCTTAATAAATCTCTTTGTATTTCTGCTTGTCTATTTGCTGCTGTTCTTATTGGTGCGCTTACTGGCAAATCTGGGTTTTCGATAGCATCTGCAACGAGTTCTCCAAACTCTCTGCGAGGAACATTAAATGTTCTTTTAAAAATACCATAACCTTGCCCTTTAGCCCAGTCTTTATAAGCCGTATCATACACTTGGTAAAATCGTGCAAAAGATGATTTCATAGAATTTGTTTTTAAAATATCTGCTGACTCTTGTATAACAAGATTTTTATCTTTTCTAAATCCAACAGGGTCTTCTGGTAATATTCTTCCTAAAAAATTAGCTATCCTGTTTGGACTGTTTAATAAATACCCAGCCATATCAAATCTAAGTGGTACTGGCCCTAATTTTGTAGCCGCTGCTTCTACTGGCTCTCCTGCTTTATCTAATACATCATCAATATCAGAACGTAGTTCTTTTACCTGATTTGGCAAAGAATCTGGATTTACAGCAGCACCAACTGATAATTCATTATTCGGATCACCATCTAATACGTTTGCTTTAATTGCATTTGTTGTTTCAATCTTTTGTGCATTGTCTGCGTGTGTTGCCATTCTACTGAGTGCTTTTATCATAGGGTCAGACGTATCTGTTCTTCCCAATGCACCCACACCGCCACCAAGAACAATACCAGCACTCATTGCGTATAGTATATCATATGGATCTTTAAAATCATTCTGGCTTACAAGATATGCTTCAATGGCTGCGTTTGTTGCACCAGCGGTTGTTGCTCCTCTAAATACTCTGCCAAGCCTAGATAATTTATTACCCCAAATCAAAGGTGCAGCTACACCCTCAGTTGCAATACTTACTGCTATAGCAAAAGGGTCTACTACAGCAGCACCCATTCTCAAAGCAACACCTTTCCATCCCAACTCGCCTATATCTTTATCAAACGCAAACTGTTTCAATGCTTCCTGTCTTTGAAATCGCGCCTGTGATTCACTAAAACTATTTTCTAATATGGGCGCATGATAATCTTCTGGTAAGTCGGCTATCAATTCTTTAGCAAAACTTTCTGTTAGTTCAAAATCTGGGTCTGGTTTGAACTCTTCTCTTCCCTCAAAAACATAAGAAAGACCCCAATCTTCATCAATTACTCTTTTTGCAATATCAAGACTCAGTGTTTTCTTTTCTGCTTCAAAAGCTCTTTCTGTTGCTCGTATCTGTGATGCTGGAATGGGTCTTGATGGAGTAAGAAGATTTGTATCTCTTGTTGGTTTTTTAAAGGTGTCTGGTGGCTGTGTTATTTCTGGAATATTTTTAGATTCCTGAATCTGTTTATTTCTTTCTAGTAAAGCAATATTATCAGGCTCTTCTATAACTGGCTCATCTACTGCTCTTTGCTCTAATATTTGTATATCTGGCTCTGGTTCAGCCTGTTGGGTTTTTTCTTCTCTTGTTTCGATGATAGACAAAGGCTCTTCTGAATCAGTAACGGTTTGCACCGATTGTGTATCTGGTTGTCTTGTTTCAATAAACCGTGAAGGTAGCCTTTCTTCTGGTTGTGCTTCTGATGTACCAGTAAAACGCATACTACCAACTGGCAATGGAGACTCTGGTTTTTTCTTGGGTATTGGTGTTCCAGGCACAGACTCTGCAAATGTTAAACTTTCAAGTGTATCATCTCTATCTTGTTTAGCTGTAGGCTGTCTATCAGTTGTATTTGCAAGTGTAAGGATAGGCTTTACGTCATCTAATGATGATACAATGCCAGAATCAAATAAAACTTTAAAAGCCCTATTATCTAAACCCCTTACAGGCTTTCCACCAACAACTCTCCTAGACTCTTTTATAACAGCGGTTCTGTTGTCTGGGGTTGGAGATGTTTGGAAGTTGTTAAGATTTTCAGCAAGTTTGGGAAATATACCAGCATTATATTTAGCATCAAGAACAATAGCCTGATATTCTGGTTTTAATTGTGTAAAATTATCTCCAATAGAACTAGTAAGTTCCGTAAAATCTTGCTCTGCTCTTGCCCTTGCTATTTTTTCAGCATCGCTAACAGATATATTTTTATCTAATGTAATACCTAAATTTTTTGCAATGTTTTGATTGTCACGATTTCCAATAACAATGCCTAAAGGTGCAGTTTCAATACCTTTTAAATCTTTATGATACCTTGTGCCTTCATATTCTGGTAATCTTTGTAAGAAAATATTAATGGTTTGAGCAGACATTACTCAATTCCCTGTTGTTTTCTAAATTTAGCTGCTTGTATTTCTGCATCTTTAGCAAATTCCATTGCAGCCTCACCGCCCTTTGTTGCTAAATCTATAATTACTTCACTTGGTGTATTTTCAGTCATCCATTCTAAAATTTTATTGTCTAAGGTAAATGCTTTTCTAAAATATTGTAACGCTGTTGGAAGTGATTGCTCTATTTTCTGTGGTATAGTTTGTGTATTATTTATTTTTGCTTTTTCTTCATCAAATAATTTTCTAGCTTTTGATCCACTCAAACCATCAAAAGGGCCAGTAAGTGTTTTAAATTGTTTTGTAAGATTAGTAATCGCTATCGTACGAGTCATTTGAATAGTGCGTTCAGATAGTTGTTCAGCATCTCTCATGCCTCTGAGTGTATTACCTAGATACACTTGTCTGCCATCGATTTCAGTTGGTTGTAAACCCATAAACCCAACTTGTTCACCTATGATTGGTTTACCTACTTCGTATTCAATAAAGTTACCGTCCTTATCTTGAACAGGATAACCACCAGAATAAACAACAATAAATCTATCTGTTCTATCTTTTGATACAGGTGCGATAGATAAATCATCTATTTCATAGGCATCCTCTGGAATTACTTTTATAGCAGCTTCTGCTGCTATATCTGCTAACTCTTCAATATCTTCTGGTAAATCAGTAGTTATCTGAATAGACATACCTCTTATTCTTTTGTGATTTTTACCATAATCTTTTGCAGCCGCTTCAACTGCTTTTGTTGGCTCCATTCCAGTTCTAACAAATATTTCAGCCAAATCTCTTATATCAGCTTTCATAGCTGAGATATTTTCTGGAACAAATTTTGTATCTGCCATGAAAGGAATAAAAGCATACCAATTTTTATCTGCCATTTCTTCAGATGTTTTAGCTAACTGTTCATCTACTTTTTTCATTGGAACAGACATATCAATATCAAGGTCAATTCTTTTTGCGGTAGCTATAGCTTGTTCTGTTGAAAAACTTTGCTCTAATTCAAGGACTGTTTCATAAAATGCTCTTGCTTTTGGGTCAGATAAATGATTGCTTACAATCGATTCATTTCTAAATTCCATCAATCTGTAAAGCTCAAGACCTTGCATAACAGGGTCGTTTTCTCCTGCTTCTAATGGATTATATTCTGGTATTAATGCTTCATTGAATCCATTTACTAATACTGCTGTAAAAGCACCGTATGTTTCATTATTACGAGCAAGCAAATCAACTTGTTTGTTGGGGTCATCTGATAATTTTGCCATTGTTTGATTGACTGCTGTAACTCTATTATCTGATGAGATGCCGTCTTTGACAAACATACCACGATTGTTTGTAAGTGCATTTGAATAGTTTGTTACTTCTACACCATTTCCAACAGCAGTTCTTACGCTTTGTTTTAATTTTTCTGCACTGTTCAGTACAGTTATTGCTTTATTTCCAATGTCTTCACCAAAGTTTAAATAAGAAGGTTGACCATCGATTAAATCTTCATCCAATAAAATATTTAAAGTTTCTGCAACAATTCTATCTACTTCTTCTACGGATACTGCATTAGGGTTTATTCCTATCGCTGCATCCATTTTTTTTAATCGATTATCTAAAAAATTAAGATTACCATTATTCTCTTCTTCTTTACTTAATCCCAAAGGACTTGTTGAATTAAATTGCATTTGAGTAAGCACATCATCCGTAGCGTTGAGCAAAACACTTTGATTAGTTAGATTTTCAGCAAGAACATCATCTGCTCTGTTTGTCAATTGTGCCAGAAGATTTGGATAGTTTTCTCTACCTATTTGAGTTAAATCTGCAATTACTTCTCCGTTATATTCAATTTTTCCTGTATTAAAAGTATTATCAATAACATCACCTACTACTGAGGAAGGTATATTTGAAGTTTGTATGGCTGTCAGAGCGACATCAAACGCATCACTGCTTATTTTAGATATTTGTGCATTGGCAATTGTTTGATACGCACTGATTTGTGAAGATGTTAATCCTTTATCTGTCGTGCTGTTTTCTAATTGAGACTTTACTTGATCTATTGTATCAAATGTTCTTACCTTTACAGCAAAATCTTCTTGTATTGCTTCTGATTTGAATTGATCAAAACTTAATTCTACTAATCTATCTGCACCAGATGCTTTCAGATTTTCAAATATATTTTGAGCATCGTTTAACCCAGCTTCAAAAAATTGTGGGCTTGTTATCATAGATTTAGATATTGCTTTTAAACCAAGCACAGCACTTTCTGCCTGATTTTCAATGCCTCTTGTGAAAGCATTTTGCTTACCACCGATAGACGCAGCTGAAAAACGAGCATTAAAATTGTTTTTAAGTGTAGATTTTAACCTTGAATTTATTCTACCAGCATTATCAATCTGTGAATTTAACTCATCAAATATATTTTTTGATTCAGTTTCAAATACCTTCACATCACTTATACGTTTATTTTCTAGCTCTGAAAATTTTTCATTAAGGTCAGATGTAAGCTGTGTTTCTAGCGTATCTGCATTTATCTTTTGTTGTGCTAGTTCAAAGTCAGCAGCTACTTTTCCTGCTTGCGATAGTGTTTGCTGAAACCCTGCAAAGGCTCTACCTGGTGCGGTAAAGGCTGCTGTACTTGCTCTTGGCGATAACTGACCAGCAGCTAGTCCTTGTGTTGGCCCTGCCCCCTGATTGTATAATGGTATTTTAGGCATTACGCTAGATTCCCATAAGTTGATACAGCACTAGTAAACCCACCAAGTAGTGATTGTTGTGCTTGCGTTCTTAATGCTTGTGCTGTTGCTTGTCCCTCAAGCCTTGATAAAGTTGCTTCTGATTCCTTTTGCATTTGCTGTATGCTTGATGCGTATTGTATTCTAGCTGCATCTTTCTCTGTATTGAAATAAGCGTCTGCCATAGCCTGTAATGGACTGCCAGACATTCTGATACCAGAAGTTGCTGTAGCGACTCTTTGGGTGCTTATAAGCCTGTCAGACTGCCTTCTGAGCGCAGCTTCTTCTTCTCTTTTCCGTCTTTGTAAAAGAACTGCTTCATTCTCAGCAACCTGTGCATTATATTCAGCTACTTGTTGTGCAGACCTAGCAGCAGCTTGGTTTCCTTTTGAACCCATGATACCGCCAAGAACCTGACCACCTACGGCTAATGCTGTTAATCCACCATCAGGCATTACTTTATCCTCGCCATGCGGTAATAATCACCGCCATCCACACCATATTGTCTCATCAAACCCTCATTCTCAAAGCCAAGCCATTTTGCAAATCGTATTGCTGTTGGGTCATCTGCTGAAACACTAGCCTGTATTCTATCAATATTGTTTTCTGTTTCTATTACATCAAACATATAATAGGTATGCTTTACCACAGATTTGTATTTTACCTTACCTAGTTTAGATATAAAAAACCAACCTTCTGCAACCTTGCCCCACATAAAATGAACACCGCCCATACCTAATATAACATCATCATAGGTTAAGGTGTAACCATGTATGCGCTCTGGAGCGATGAAAGCATCTTTATGTTGCTTTTCAATAACAAACTCTAAGTCTATGTTATCTATATCTTTTTTATCAAATGTTCTAAGTTTAAGCATCGAATGTATTAGACCTTCTCATAATTGCAAGTATGGTCATAGGCAAGGGCTGGTTTTGTCTTATAACAACCTGTGCATCATTATCATACCCAGATGGGAAGAATATTTCTTTATCACCATTGAATAATGGTATTGGGCCATCCATAGCCATACTACTATCTCTGAATGGCATACGGTCAAGATTGTCTACATCTGGCCCTGTTTCTGCACCAACTGTATCTATAAATCGTGCTGTTACCCCATGTATTCTTTTTATCTTTCCTTGTGATATACCATCTTCTGCACCACCTTCCATACGCAAAGTCTTAACTAAAGAGTCATAGTTATACCCAACATGAATTACACCGCCAGTTCTATCTAATGTGATACTGCCATTTGTAACGGTCTTATCTGCATGACTTGCGCCATCTATCAAAACAGCTATAGTCTCGCCTTCTAAATGATTTACGCCTGTAACAGCAGATACTTTTTTACGTGCTTCACCACCTGATATGTAAGTTGTAAAAGGCGTACCGTTAGTTGCCTTACGTACTACACCGCTGTTGGGTAAGAATACTAAATCTGCATCATCACTGATTGCGCCTGTTGTGCCAGTAGATAGCGTAATCTTTGCTTGACCAGCCAACGCAACAACAGTTGTTCCCGAAGCAATGTTTGTTCCTGTTACCACCATACCTGTTGATATTGTACCTGACACGTTATCGATATCAATGACCGTAGCACCACTGGTTATACCACTTCCATTATTTACTTTGGCTGCTGGGAATCCACTTACTGCACTTAAATCAACACCTATCGTGAAATTATTATCATCTACTTTTGTTACGATAACACCTGTATTATTAACTGTTGTCATACCTACGATATCAAATATAGCTATCTGGTCATTGGTAGCAAAGCCATGATTATCAATATTAATGTTTGCTGGGTTTGCTTTGGTAATTGATTTAATGCTTTTACTTGCTGGGTTTGCTAACTCGAATGTATTTGTTTGCGAGTTAAATACGGTAAAACTGTCTGCGTTTAATTCAGTCATGCCCACTACATCATTAATAACCACATCATCTCCATTGCTAAAACCATGTGAAGAAGATGTA